CGGCCCGGCCGCGCATGGGATTCCTGCCATGAGCAGCGTGGTTCTGTACCGCGCGCCGGACGGCAAGCTGGCCGGCATCGACGACAAGTCACATCGGCAGTTCGGGAAGTTCAAGCGCACCATCGCGTCCATGGGCATCGGCGACACGATGCGCTTCGACTACCGGCTTCCGCGTAGCCCGAAGCACCACCGGTTCTTCTTTGTGAAGCTCCGCGAACTGTTCGCCCGGCAGGAGACGTTCGAGCACGAGGACGATCTTCGGGCCTGGCTTCTGGTGGGCGCGGCCTACTGCCACTTCATCCCTGGTACCGATGGGCAGCTCGTGGCCATCCCGCAGTCGATCAACTGGGAGAGCTTGGAAGAAGCCGACTTCCTCGAGGTGCATCGCCGCGTGGATGCTTTCCTTTGGGAGCCCCGTGCGCGCCGGATCCTCTGGCCGGCGCTGGGGGACGAACGCAGCTTCCGTGCTGTCGAACATTTCCGGCTGGAGGTCGACCGCCCATGAAGCGCAGCGGCCCGCTGAAGCGCACCGCCTGGCCGCGCAAGGACCAGCCGGCGGCAGAGCGCCCGGAGCGGGTAAAGCCTGTCGCGCAGCCGCTGACCCGCCCAGTGCGTTACGCCACGCCTGCGAACGATGCGATGTTCGGCGTCCCGAAGGACGTGAAGGCGAAGCCGGGGAAGGGCGCTCCCAACGCCGAGGAGCGCGCGTGGATGGACTGGATCGTGTCGTACGGGTGTGTGGCGTGTCGCATCGATGGCCACGGCTTCACGCCGGCAGCGGTGCACCACATCCTGCGCGGCGGCCAGCGTATCGGCCACCTGTTCACCATCCCGCTGTGCGATCCGGGGCATCACCAGGGTGGGCAGGAGCGTGGGATGGTGAGCCGGCACCCGTGGAAAGCCCGTTTTGAGAAGCTTTATGGAACGGAACTGCAGATACTGGATGACTTGAGGACGCGAGCGCAGATACCATCGGCAAGCTGACAAATTCATGAATACCCGCGAGATGCTCGCAATAGAAATACTGTTGGATTTTTAGTGGAAACATACATGTTGCTTTGGGGTGGTGGCATTGCGCTTGCGCTGATGTTGGCTATGGTGCCGTACTTCAACTCTGTAGTACGTCTGGCATTTATCGCGATTTGCGTCGTGTTGATGTGGCTTGCTTGGGCTTTTCATGGGGTCGGGTTGCTTGCCAATACGTTGGCTAAGGACGCGCCGACCACAGAGGCTTTCGCCCGTCTTGGGCAGACGGGCGATATATTCGGAGGAATAAATGCGCTTTTTGCTGCGCTAGCCTTCTGTGGCGTTGCGATCGCAGCATATCTCCAGTTTGGGACATACCGTCATGCTCGGGTTCAGGCGTTCGAAGGGTCGTTTTACAGTGCATTGGATCTGTTGCACCGTATCGCCGAGGGGCTGGCGTTTACTTCGACGATTCTGGAGAAGCAAGGCGTGGATGCCGAGCTGGCAAATACCATGCGGATAGCGACGAAACGTTATGGTTTTAGCTTCAGGCCGGCTTCGGACCTGGAACCAGGAAAGAAACCGACATTTGAAGGCAGGCTTGTTTTCCCGGCAATCGTCAAATCAATCGCAGAGCGAGCGAGCGACCCGAAGCACGTTCTCAAGACCTACAAGGTGCTTCAAGCAAAGCACAATTACGTGCTTGGGCACTATTTTCGGCACTTATACCAAGTCCTTAAGCTTGTGGATAGGCAGCCTTCAGAGATTCTGACTGCCAGTGATAAATATACCTATACTGGGATCTTGCGCGCGCAGCTCTCTTCAAGTGAGTTGGCACTTCTCTTTCTCAACTGCTTGGATGATGCTGTTGATGAAGGGCAGTTTAGAAACTTGGTGATAAGGTATCGGATGCTAGAGCATTTTCCGATTTATCTGCAGAAAGGTGTCTTCAGGGCGCGCGAAGAAAACTTGGCGTTAGGAGACAACGCTACGTTGGCCGCGTTTTTGGAGCAAGTAGTTGTTGTGAAGAAAAACACAGCCTACAGAGGGGCATTCGGATCGAACCCGGATACCGCCGGTTTATTGCCAAAGGTTTGAGCTTGGTTCTTCTTTCGAGTAGTCGGCTTATGTGGCTGATGAGTGACCCCCATTGCATAGTCCGTGGGGAAGGCGTCTTATTGAGGCATGAAACTCGTAAAAATGCCCGCCGGCTTGAACCACAGCGTGGTCGTTGTGCCCGGCGCACCGCACGCCTATCGCCGCGAACCTTGCCCGGGCTGCCCCTGGCGCATCGACCAGACCGGCGTCTTCCCTCCGCAGGCCTTCGAGCACAGCGCTAACACTGCTGAACCCGGTTCGCTGCACACCTTCGGGTGCCATGAGAGCGGCATCGAGAAGGGCGCCACGTGTGCTGGCTTTCTCCTTCGCGGTGCAGCCGACAATGAAGCCGCACGCATCCTGATCGCGGATGGGCGGATCGACCCTCCCCAAGTGAGCGACGGCGGGCATCATCTTCACGGCACCTACTCAGATATGGCGCGCGCGAATCACTAGGCGTTGTTATCGCATGCTGCCGTCCTGAACGTACAAAGTGGCAAGTGCGTTCATTTCTGGTTTCACTTCATGGATCTGTGAACTGGATACTGCCCGCCCGTAGCCGGGATAAATGCCAAGCGCTAGACGGGCCATAAGCGTTGGTCGGTCACTTTTCTCAAACGTAAGCCGCGCGGGTCGGCCTGCAACGTTGTCTAGTAAAGAGTCCGAGGCGAGGATGCGGAGTTTTTCGAGGACAACTGCACGTCCCAGTTCTGCGTCGACGGGCGTTACGTGCACTGCAAACTTTTCAAGCTGAGTGCTATGGGAATCTTCGGGACTTGGAAAAACCAGGAAACCTTCGCAATAACCTTCCTCGTTTCCGAGTCGGGTCACGATTGCAAGCAAAGGCGTTCCTGCTGGTTCTACATGGATGTCGAAAAATTCAACTGCTGGCATATACATCCTAGGTTGTTGACGGAACGCTGCGCCTGCGGCGCGGGACAGCGACCCCCATTGCATTCTCTCCTGTTGGAAGTTGCAATCCAAGTCGCGGTGTAGCTCAGCCGGGTAGAGCGCCGGGTTCATGCCCCGGCTGTCGCTGGTTCAACTCCAGCCATCGCAACCAGACCTCCTGGCCGACGTGAAGCACCGGCCCTTTCACCCGCCGGCTCATACCCGGCGGGATTTTCTTGACCCAGAAGAAGCCGTCGCCCGCTCAAAACGCCAAGAAGGCCACGAAGCCCGGGGACAAGCCGTCCCCAAAGAAGCCAGCCCCACGCAAGGTTGCTTCACCCGCCAAGAAGACCCCCAAGGTCAAGGCCACGACCCCCAAGAACCCCGCCACGCCCCCCGTCGCTTCGAAATGGCGCGTCGCCTCACCTGAACCTGCAACCCCGAGCGCCAAGGCTGGCGGGAATGCGGATGCCCTTCAGTCGGCGCCTTCCCGCGCGCTGATGGTCATCCCGCAACCCGAGCCTTTGTCCCCGTGGGAAGCGTTCAAGGCTGGCATGCCCGAGTCGTTCGATGGGTTCATCGGCGCCATCGCTGCGGGCGGACACCTAGCGGGATTCGTCAAGGAACGGGGAATCCCGTACACGACGATGCTCACGTGGATCGCCTCCAACCCTCAGCGGTCCGAGATGTACGCGCGCGCGAGGGAAGACCGAGCGGACGTCCTGGCCGACGAGATCGTGGCCATCAGCGACGAGGTGGAGGTGGTCGCGAAGATGCAGGGCCAAGAGGTGGTGCTGGTGCTGGACGCGGCGGCCGTGAGCCGGAACAAGCTGCGCGTGGATGCCCGGAAATGGGCGGCCTCGAAGCTGAAGCCGCGCACCTACGGCGACAAGATCGAGATGACGGGCACGGTCAACCACCGCGCGATGCCGGATTCGGTCTTGCTGCAGCGCCTGGCGGCCTTCGGCATCAGCCTGCCGGCCGTCGTGGTGCCGGCGAAGGATGGCCCCGATGCTTGACGTGTCGTCGCTCACGCACGATCAGAAGCTCGAGCTCACAGGCCTGCTCGACGAACTGCAGCGGCGCCAGCGCATGCGCATGCTGCAGACGATGTTCCCGGACACCGGCCCGCTGCGCCGCGCGCTGTATCCGAAGCATCTGGAGTTCTTCCGCTCGCTGGCGCCGAAGGCCTTTGGCACGCCGCTGGGCGAGACCGCCGAGGTAGCCCGGGCGAGCGAGCGCATCTTCATGGCCGGCAACCGCGTCGGCAAGACAATGGCGGCCGGTACCGAGGTCGCCTATCACCTGACGGGCCAGTACCCGGATTGGTGGGACGGGCACCGCTACGACAAGGCCGTGCGCTGGCTGGCATCGGGCGACACGCACGAGACCACGCGGGACATCATCCAGCTGAAGATGCTGGGCGCCACGACCGACCGCAAGGAGGACTACGGCACCGGCCTGATCCCCGGCGAGAGCATCGTCGACGTCGTGCCGCGTCCACACGTGAAGGGCGCCGCCGAGAAGATCCTCGTGAAGCACGAGCCGTCGGGCGACGTGTCCGAACTCTGGATGCGCAGCTACGTGCAGGGCCGGGAGATCTTCCAGGGCTTCGAGCTCGACGGCTTCTGGGCCGACGAGGAATGCCCGGAGGACGTCTACGAAGAGGCGATGGTGCGGCTGATGACCCGCAACGGGCTGTCGATCCTCACCTTCACGCCGCTCAACGGTCTCACGAAGCTGGTGCAGCAGCTCACGAAGCCCGCCGAGTCGTACACCGACGAGGAAGACCCGGACGGCCTGCAGCGCATGGCCGCGTCCGACCGCCTGATCGTGCAGTGCGGCTGGGAGGATGTCCCGCACCTGTCGGCGAAGGCTAAAGCCAAGCTGCTCGCGAAGCTGATGCCGTACCAGCGCGACGCGCGCACGAAGGGCATTCCAGCCTTGGGCGCCGGCGCGATCTACCCGGTGCTCGAGAGCGACATCGTGGTGGACGACTTCGCGCTGCCCGACTTCTGGCCGCGCGCCTACGGCTTCGACGTGGGCTGGAACCGCACCGCCGGCATCTGGGGCGCGATCAACCGCGAGACGGACGTCCTGTACCTGTACAGCGAGCACTACCGCGGCCAGGCCGAGCCTTCGATCCACGCCACCGCCGTGAAGGCGCGTGGCGACTGGGTGCCTGGTGCCATCGACCCGGCATCGCGCGGCCGCAGCCAGAAGGACGGCGAGCAGCTGCTGCAGAGCTACCTCGACCTGGGCCTGCAGATCTCGCCGGCCGACAACGGCGTGGAGTCGGGCCTGTACGACGTCTGGGAGCGCATGAGCACCGGCCGCCTGAAGGTCTTTAAGTCCTGCCGCAACTGGGTCGACGAATACCGCATCTACCGGCGCGACGACAAGGGCCGGATCGTCAAAGAGCGCGACCACTTGATGGACGCGACCCGCTACCTCGTGAAGACGGGCCTCGGCCTGGCCCGCACGAAGCCCCGTGTGCGCGATGGCGTGCGCCAGGGCTCATGGAGAACCGTATGACCCCATCCGAAGCCGACAACTCCACCGTCGCCATGTTCATCTCCGAACTGCCGCACCTGGCGTCTGTGCGCATCCCGCGCAGGGCCCGTGCCACACCACCGACGCGTCTCGCGCCCGTCGCAGACCCTGACCCGCACGCCGAGGCCGAGCGCCGCATCGAGGCACGCGCGTGGCAGTCCGCTTTCAACAACCTCTATCCCCACCAAGCACAGGCGGTGCATCAATGACCTCTCTCCTCGGCCCCCGCGGCACCCCCATGGTCGAACTGGGCGGCGAACGCGCATGGCGGCAGTACTCCAAGGGCGACATCGTGTGCAGCCTGCAATGGCTCGACCTGCGCGCCCATGACCCTGAGTTCCCCGAAGAAGGGCCGGTGCCCTGCATGGTGCTGTTCCACGCCTTCCGGCGCATGCACACCGGCGCTCACGTCGTCCCTCAGCACTACGCCTACCTCTACGGTGCGCGTGAGGGCAAGCCGACGCCGCATTTCTTCCGCGGCGTGGTCGACGCCTGCGAGACCATCGGCTTCGACCGGAACGACAAGGCCGCGCAGTTTCGAATGATGGACCTGGTGGTGGAGGCGCTGCCCGACCTCATCGCCATGCCCGGCGAGCAGCCGAGCGCGCTGGAGGTGCGTCGGCATCGCCTGGGCATCGAGGTGACCGCGCGCGCCGGCGGCACCACCCTTCACAGCGAGGTGATCTGATGTTCGACCGCACCGATCTTGCCAATGGCGCGCCGCCGAGCGATATGGACCCTACGGTCCCGCGCACGCTCGCCGGCCCCGAGAAGCCCACCGACGCATCGGGCGACGAGCTCAAGAAGCACCGCCACCACGTGCTGATGGACCTGCTGGAGTACGAGAGCGAGCGCCAGTCCGAAGAGCGCATTCAGATGCAGATCGACGAGGACTACTACGACCACCTGCAGTGGCGGCCCGACGATGCGCGCGAGCTGATGGAGCGCGGACAGGCGCCGCTGGTGTTCAACGAAGCACGCCAGTCCATCGACTGGATCAGCGGCACCGAGAAGCGAATGCGCAAGGACTACAAGATCCTGCCGCGCGAGCCCGACGACGAGCAGAGTGCCGAGCTCAAGACCAATTGCGTGAAGTACACGGACGACGTGAACCTGACGCAGTGGCACCGCAGCAAGGCGTTTAAGCAAGCGGCCACGGCCGGCCTGTCGTGGCTAGAGGAGGGCGTCAACCCGGACCCCGAGCAGGAGATCATCTATTCGGGCATGGAGGACTGGCGCAACGTCTTCCGCGACTCGCACAGCCGCAACCTCGACATGAACGTGGACGCGCGCTACCTGTTCCGTCGGCGCGTCATCGACCTCGACTATGCGACCGCGCTGCTGCCCGGGCACGAGGCCCACCTGCGCGCCATGGCTGGCCGCCACGAGGACGTGGAATCCGGCGATGACATCTGGTACCTGGGCGAGAAACTGACGGGTGCCAGCGAAACCGAGTGGACGCAGGGCTTGTCGGGCTTCGGCGAGCGATCGGCTTACCTGAGCCGCAGCGGGTACCACGACTTCAGCCGTCGTCGGTCTGTCGAACTGATGGAGGCCTGGTACCGCATCCCCGAGCGCGTGAAGGTTTTCGCCGCGGGTAAGGGCATCCAGGGCAAGATCCTCAATCCCCAAGACCCTCGGCATGCGCAGGCGCTGGTGGAGCGCATTCCCACCTACGAGGCGGTCAAGCTGCGCATGCGGCTGATGATCGCCACGCGCCAGTCGCCGTGCGTGGACATGGCCAGCCCGTACCGGCATGGCCGCTTCCTTCTGACGCCGATCTACGGCTACCGGCGTGCGCGCGACGGCCAGGCCTACGGCGCCATGCGCGGCATGCGCGACATTCAGGATGACCTGAACAAGCGCCGCTCGAAGGCGCTCTACGCGTTGTCGTCGAACCGCATGCAGATGGAGGACGGCGCGGTCGACGACATCGAGGACGCACGCCTCGAAGCCGCGCGGCCCGACGGCGTGATCGTCACCAAGGGCGGCAAGAAGATCATCTTCGAGAAGCAACTGGCCGACTACCAGGGCAACCTCGAACTGGCCGCGCAGGACAGCGAACTGATGCGCAACGCCGGCGGCGTGACGGCCGAGAACCTGGGCCGCAACACCAACGCGCAGTCCGGCAAGGCCATCGGCCTGAAGCAGGACCAGGGCTCGCTCACCACGTCCGAGTTGTTCGACAACCTGCTGCTGGCCATCCGCCAGGCCGGCAAGCTGCGCCTGTCGCACATCGAGCAGTTCTGGACCGAGGAGAAGGCCATCCGCATCGTCGGCGAACGCAAGCCTGTCGAATGGCTGATCGTGAACCGCTTCGATGAGTCCAGCGGCGAGATCCTGAACGACGTCACGGCCCGCGAAGCGGACTTCATCGTGGACACGCAGGACTACCGCGCGAGCCTGAAGCAGTCCGCCCTCGAGCAGATGTTCGAGCTGCTGGGCCAGATCGCCGTGTTCGCGCCGCAGGTGGTGCTCAACGTGCTCGACCTCGTGGTGGAGAGCGCCGACCTGAAGGACAAGGACGAGTGGGTCGCACGCATCCGCAAGCTCACCGGCCAGCGCGACCCGAGCAAGCCTCCGACGCCCGAAGAGCAAGCCGCCGAGCAGGTGGCGGTCGCGAAGCAGATGGAGCAGGAGCAGCTCGCGACGGACACGTCGAAGGCCGCGCTTGCCGAGATCAACGCCAAGATCGACCTCACCCGCGCGCAGATGGCGAAGTTCGACGTTGACGCCATCCTCGGCCGCGTGGAGGCGATGTATTCCGCGCTGCAGGCCGGGCAGATCGTGTCCACCGTGCCGGGCGTCACGCCTGCCGCCGACGAGATCGCGAAGTCTGCCGGCCTCGAAGACCTGGCGCCCGGCGCCATCCCGGTACCGAACCAGCTGGCCGCGCGCGTGCTCGCGAACACGCCGCCGCCGACACCCACCCCGACATTGCCAGACGACGGCGCTCCACTGAGCCCGATGGATGGCGTGCAGCAAGGCATCGAGACGCCGACCGGCGTCGACAACGTGGCTCCCGATGCGGCCGCACAACCCTTCCCCGGAGATCCGCAGTTATGAAGACCGCAACCCCCATCA